ATAAACGCGGGTGCGTGCTTTGTAGGATTGGAGCCGCCCTACCCTAGCGGGTTGCGCGTCGCTGCGCTCTGTTCAGTGGTTGCCCCGGCGCAGGGCGCTTCTTGCGCGCGGTCATCCTCTCCACGAGTGGCAGCCAGGACTCCGCAAACACGAGGTCAGCGTCATAGCGCGCCATCGACTGAGCCACGGCAGCGCGGTCAATCCCTCCGCCTCGTGACTCCTCATACACCTCCTGCATAGCGGCATAGCCTGCCTCCGTGTTGGCAATGGCAAAGTATGACCCCTGGTATTCATCCCAGACGCGCTGCGCTTTGACCTTGCGCCCGTGTGGGCCCAATAGTTCAGGCTGGGCGCTGAAGTCAGTCACGATGGCTGGGACTCCGCACGACTGCGCCTCCACTACGGGAATGCCAAACCCTTCGCCCATTGAAAGCAGTAGCGTGGCGTCAGCGGCGGAATACATCTGGGCAATGGCGTCCTGCGGGATGCCGTTGCGAAAGTGGACCGGGTGTGGGTATCGGACTCGGTGTGGGTCAATCCCTGCCTGCGCCACGAGGCGCGGAATGTTTACGCCCTCACTGTGCCCATTGGGCTCGGTGTGCAGCATCCAGTACACATCCTTGCGGTCAGCCATCAGTGGCGCCATAACATCCACCATCTCACCAAACCCTTTGCGGACTGGAATGCGTCCACGATTGGCGGCATTCGTCACGACAAGGAATGCCTCGTCAGGGATGCCCATTGCCTTGCGTGCATCCTTGCCAGTATCTTGGAACACGCTGCGGTCAATAGCGTGCGGGATGTACGCCACCTCATCTCTCGGATGCCCAGCCTCCAGCAGCATCTCCTCTCCGAACTTGCTCATCGCAATCGCAAAGTGCCGCCCATCGCTCAGAAACTTGTATACCTGCGGCGGCAGTGGGTTGTGGTCAACGGGAGTCCAGCACGCCAAGTTGAGTTCCCTGAATCCATCCACGCCGTTAAGTGGCCAGAGGTCAAAGAGCACTACGCCAAACCCCGGCTCATCGTTAATCCAGGCGCGCATTGTTTCTGGCGCAGCGTCAATGCTGTAGCGCAGTAGCCCTTCTGGGAAGATGGGGTGACCGTGCGCGCAGTTCAGCATCACTTGCGCGCCGTGATTCGCTGCCACTGCAACTTCGTGCCCCGCTCCTACCAATCGATGTACGACTTGCGCCGTCTGCATCCCATAGCCTGACGGGATGTGGCAAGCGTTGGAATACCAGGCAATGCGACTCATCTGACCCTCCTCACTTGTGCTTCGTGCGTCTGCCGTGACACCTTCTGCATAGTACAGCCAGCCTATGCTCGGGCGCAAGTAGCACTCCGCCTCGGCTGATAGGGTCAAGGTGGTCCACGGTGAGGTCGGCAGTCGTGCCGCAAATCTCGCACCAGCCACGCTTGCGCCGGAGTTGGGCGCTCAGTTTGCGCCACGCGGTGTCGGCATACGGGCTGACCCCTTTGTTGCGGGAATACTTCGCCAGCATCTCTGCGCGGTGCGCCTTGCATCGATTGCCCATTGAGGTCAGGGCTCCGCAGTCAATACACGGGCGCTGGAATGTCACGAGCGTGGGAAGTCTGGCAACGGAATACTTGGTGCGAGGAGGATGGAGAGGTGGTCCACGAGGCGCTCTGTCTGCATCTCATACTGCCTGTCAAACACTGCCCAGGCGAGTTTGCCCAGAGGCTCCTCCATCGCCTCTACGGTGTGGTCAAGCCGTGCGGTCAGGAGGTGAAGCATCTCGTGGGTGAGCACCTCTCGCTGCCGCTCAGGAGATTGGGCCCAAAAGTCGTGGCTGACTCTCAACTCGGCAGTCTTGGCAACTTCGCTCGGGTTGATGTCCGCCCACGCTTCCACATCTGACGCCTCTTGCGCAATGGTGACGCGCCACTCGGCAACATTCAGCGCGCGCTGGAGGTCGGCAACATACTCCTCAAGTGCCTCCCATTTGGTGCGCTTCTGTGTTGCCATTGGGCCTCCTCAATAAGTTGGTGGAGCGGGCGGGGAGTCGCACCCCGCGTTTGCGGTGCTCAGGCTGTGCCTATGTTGAGCCATCCGCCATCTGCGCCGCCCCAGGAGAGTGTAGTGCTGGCTGATGGGAGGACACCACCAGCCAGCGTAGTCATCGCGCATCGTCTGCCGAGAGTGGCAGGCGTCGTGCTGCGCTTGGGCTCAGTTCTAGTGGGCTCACGCCACGGAGCGGGCAGATAGCGTCTGGGCATAGGGCTGGCTCATCCTCGGAGCCGCCGCCCGTACACACGCGGCACATCTCGTCAATGGCGTACCTGTAGATGCGAATCTCTTGACGAATGCCGCCCGTGATGCTCTCCGTGCCGATGGCTTTGAGTTTCACCCATTCGATGTCCTCCAGGGATGGCAACACTCCGCCAAAGTAGCGCTCTCGCATCCAGTGCACCGTGCGCCCGTGGTCAGGCATCAGGGAGAACAACTTGTTTGGCTTGATGCTTAGTGTTGACGCCCATACACGAGTCGCTGCACGAAACTCGTCCACGATGGTTTGCGTGTCGGCATCTCGCTGATGACCACCCGCACCACGCCGTGATGCAAAGGCGCGAGGTCCACCATTGCGTGTGGACTTATGTCGATTGCCCTGCTCTTGTTTGTCCATACCCTCCTCAAGTCTTTGGCGCATCTGCCGCACCAATCCACTACCTGTACCACCGTGCACCGAGCCCGGTCATCTGCTCTGCAGACTCGCAGTGTATAGGGTTTGTCACCCCAGCGCCAGGAGCCCACTGCCGCATAGTGCGTGATGCCCTGCCTCGTGTACCACGAGGACTGCCCGTTGCGCTCTGCGTCATACCACGATGCGACACCCACCTCTGGCACTCCTGACGGTGTAAGCGTCAATGCGAGTGCGAGGAGGAGCGCCATCATTCTCTTGGAGCCTCCTTGCCGAACCAGGCAATGAAGTCATCCAGGTCAAGCACAATCATCGTCCTGCGCCTGCCTCCTGCTCCTGGTGAATCGCCAACCACAAGCGCTGCTAACTGGTCACCCTTGACGGGAATAGTTCGCAGCCACGAGTCCAGGCGCTCAGGGTATGACTTGCCTACCTTGCACTGAATCGCAATCCAGTCGTTAGCAACATCTTGCTTGCCACCAAACTGCCCCACGCGTTGGGCCCCAATACGCTTTGCGACTTCGCGCTCAAATGCGTTGCCACGAGCGCGCGCATTCTTGCCGCGCCTGCTCTTAGCGGGGTCAATCATCTGGCGCGTTGCCTCATCCTTGAAGTGCCCCATCAGATGAGCCTTGCCAGGATTGCCGTGCCGCCGTCGCTCAGGGTGAACCTACTCTGCTGCAACTCCATCACGCCGTGTTTCACGAGGTCGGCATTGGTCTTGCGATTGCCGATGCCCTCATACAAGAAAAACCAGCCGTCAGGCGCAACGGCATCCGCGTAGCGCTGCGAGAGAATGCACCACGCGCGGCCACTTGAACCGGGCTCCTCACACCACGCATCAGCGCCGTCCTGTACGGCAATGACGCGGTCATCCAGGAATGGTGCTGGGCGCTCGATGCGACTCACTTGACACACCCTCGGTGATACCAGCACCACCGCGTCTGGCGTCGCGTGCCCGCATAGGCAATCGTCTTGACGCGCCAGGCATCTCGCAGGGCGCTGAGCGTTCCTCCGCAGGAGTCGCACTGTGTTGCCGTGAACACTGGCTCTCTCCTGGGCCCACCGCGCTGTGTTTTTACTGCTGCCATAAGGTGCTCCTTGTTATCCAGACGATGGTGGCAAGCGCCAGCATCAGGTATAGCGTACCCGCTGTGGCGCTGCCGCGTCGTGACGCCTCAGGCAGCGACACCGCTACCAGGAGCGCCATCACGAGGTGCGCCGCTGCAATCACGACGCCAATGCTATCCCAGCCGCTCATCCGCGCACCTGCCCGAGAATAATTGCCAAGCGCTCGCAGGCAAGTTCCACCGCCTTGTCGGTTGTCCCAGCCGTGAATGTCAACTCCTCTCCCATAGAATCCTCCAGCACCACCGTGAATCCTTGCGGGCTCCATAGCACGCTGTCGTACCTGTAGCCGAGCATTGCCGCTAGTGTGCCGAGATTCTCCAGCGTGTATTCGCCAGTCATAGGCTCTCCTCGTCAATCCGGTCCACGAGTTGCCAGAATGCGCGCTCTGCCGTCAGGTCAGTCGTGTCAATCTGGATGTCGAATGGCGCTGCCTTCCAAGCCTGCTCCGTGATGTCGTGCGTTGCAACGAGGCCACCGATGCGTTGCGCCCTGACCTCTGCCGAGGCGTGGACGCGCACCAGGAGGAGTTGCGGGTCAGCAGACTTCAGATACTCCGCCTCACGAGGCAGTCGCACATCGTCAATGACCACGCTGTACCCCATCTTGGTCAGGTCAAAGTAGTCGCGCCTCCAGACGCGCAGCCAGAAGTCGTTGTCAACCTCTCGGAGCGCTGCGCCAACATCCTGAAACAACTCACGCCCTGTTAGCGGGGTTGCGCCCGAATAGCGCTGCACCGTCAGTGCCTCACGCTTGCCGAGGCTAGGATAGGCAAGGCGGGTCACCTCCTTGATGGCGTCTGCAATCCCGTGTCGCTGGTATCCGCGGAACTCCACCAACTGTTCCGCCAGGGTGGTCTTGCCCGAGCCCTGGGGCCCAATGAGTGCCACGCTACGCATAGTTGTTCTCCTCATACCAGGCGCGGACAAATGCCCGCAGTTCGTCCAGTGTATCTCCCACCTTCCGAGCCGTGTCAACCCCATCCTCCGCCCAGCCCATAATCTGCCTGACCTCATAGACACGAGTGCCGTGTTCGTCCTGCTCTCCCGTCACGAGGAGCACCGTGAACCCCGGACTCCGCGCCAGGGCTCGGAGGAGAATGCGCTGACCCTCCTTGATGCTCTCCTCTGGGCGCTTCCACTCCTGTACAAGAAATGCGTTGCCCCTCTCTGCTATCAAGTCCAAGTTGCTGAAGCCCCACCTCGGGTTTGATTCGATGAGCCCGTCCAGGTCGGTGGTGTCGATGTGCGGAGCAAACCTGTTCCTCATCGTCATCGGACTCCTCCTCTCAGGATAATCTCGCCAACTCGCATTGGGCTCTTAGAATAAGTGTCTATCTCTTTCTCTCTCTCTTTCTCTTTCTCTTTCTCGGGGTGTTTCTTTTGCGTTTCATTTGCGTTTCTTTGAGCCTCTCTGAAGCGTGAAACACGCTGTGCTCGTGTCGGGTCTACTTGATGTTTTGACCAGTTTGCGACAAAAACTGAATCGGAAGTTGCAAGAATCAACTCTGATTTGACAAGAGTTTGGATGTGCTTGTGGTACTCCTTTGGCAATAGCGCCTTGAGATGCGCCAGGCTCTGGAACTGACCCTGTGGACGCTGCCGCTTGGCCCGGGTCAGCACCTTGATGTATGTGAGTTGGGCGAGTTTCGGCAGGACTGCCACCTTGCCGTCCTCATCCCATCCCGTGCTCAACTTAATCCAACTGCCGTTGCTCATTTACTCCTCCTCACAGTCATACATTTGTTTGTCGCAGTTCGTGCATTGTGCTACGAAACAGCCCTGCTCGTGTCCTGCTTTCTCGCAATCCCTCCACTCAAGCAGAGTGTCTGGATGGCATTCCTCCTGCTTGTCATCCTGTTGATTCTGTATTGCCATTTGACCTCCTCTTGTCCCGCTGGTGCGGGTTATTGGGAGGCGGCAGACTGCGCCACCGCCTCCCGTGTGCTAGTGGGCCCACCTAGAATGGCAACTCCTCTAGAGATTCCTCTGGAACCATACGAGGCTTGGATGGAGCGGGTGTGCCGCTTTGCGCCGCAACCCACTTGGCGCTTGGCTTGTCCTTGCACCACGAGCCGTCAGGAGCCTTGTGGCTTGCCGCCCAGAATGGGTTGTATGGCTTGCCCGTAGCCTTGCTGACGCCTCCTGGCTTCAGGCTCCAGGACTCTCCGTGAGAGCACGCCCCTTCGCCTGCCGTATCCGCAAAGAGCATTGCTGCCTTGAGCGCCAACTGCGCATCGTCGCTCAGGGTGCTTGCAGAATCCCCTGCAATGGGTGTAGGAGCCACCAGGACGGGCGTTTGACCCTTATTGGGTGTCTGAGTACCCCCCTGGCTCTTATCAGGGCTGTATAGGCTCCTGCCCACCCCTATCTGCGCCGCGCACCTGCGGAGCGCGTCCGAGGCTGCGGACTTCAGAGGCTCGTCATCCTGGCTGCTGTTGGGATAGCCGAAGTCCTGCCGCATCGTGGTCTTGCCGTCAACCACGATGATGAGGTTGCCGTGTACCACGCTCCGTGCGGGGTCAGCCACCTTGACCTCAAACTGCCAACCTGCGATGCCGAGGACATCGTCAAGCCGCTGTGCGACTGCCCGTGCGTCTGCGTAGGTGAACACGAGTCCACCACGCCCCGGTCGCTGCTTTAAGTCCTTGCCATCGAATGGCGCTGCGAGCGCCTGTGCGGTTGTCTGCTTCTCGGTTGTCATTCTCCGATTCCCTCATGCTTAAACTTGAACACCCGCGCACCAGGAGTTTCCTTGGTGTACGCATTTACAATCTCTGCCGCAGGCTTGATTGCCTCCAGCAAGAGTTTGTAGTCAACTGTCTGGCGTGGCTTGCTCTGCTTCCAGGTTGCTTGCCAGCCGTTGCCAACGATGCCTTGCTTCGCACCGATAGCCTCCTTGAGTCCGATTGCCAGATTGTCCACCTCCTGTTCCAGCAGTTTCAGTTCATAACTGCGCTCTGAATACAACGCTGCGAGTCGGTCAATGCTCGCATCTGCTTGGGCCCATTCCTCACTCTCCTGCGGAGTGACGAGCGCCAGTGCCTTTGCGTCCTGACCTGTCAGGGGCGGAGGAGTTTCTGACGCGAGCATCTCCATAAACTCCTGCGCCTTGTTAAACAACTCTGACTGATACTTCCAGTCAGCCTTGACGCGCTCAATGCGGAACACGAGCCCACCGAGGAGCACTGCGATGTCGCACCACGGCGCGTCCATAATCCACATCTGCCACTGCACCTGCGCCACCACCTCTGGCGGCACTGGATACATTGACCAGCGTGGTGAGGCGCTTGTCTTAATCTCTACGAGCCCCGGTTCACCTACCACCGTGCGGTCCAGGCTTCCCATCACCCACGGGATTGCCTTCATCCGCACGATGCCGTTTGAGCGCTTAAGTTTGCGCCCTGTTTCAATCTCATAGAATGTTGCGACTGCATCCTCCAGGATGATGCCCCGTTGGGCCGCTGCGCCCGCTGGCTCTGGCTCATACTTGCCCAACTTCTCTGCCCAGAGTTGGTATGGAGTCTTGTAGGGGTTGAGCCCTGCAATGACTGATACCTCGGTGGCTGTGATGCCACCCCTGCGCAGTGCGAACCACTCTGGGCTCCGCTGCGCTGCCTTCACGAACTCGTACTGCTTGCTCACTTGACCTCCTCCTTTGCCTGCTTCAATAACAACCGTGCCTCATCGAGCCTGAAGCCACCCTCTGGCTTGTAGATGTCCACCAACCTCTGGTAGTGGCGCACCTTGCAAGGTGGGCAGAGTCGCTGCCCGATTTGAGGCTTGACCTCTGACTGCTGCTTTGCCTCGCAAACGAGGCATTTCCATCGAATCATTCTGCCTCCTTTGCGCCTTCAAGCGCCGCGTCCACTGCGTCCTGGGCGTAGTGCTCGGCAATCTCTCGCCAGTCCACGCGCCCGAGCGCCGTCCCAACGATGTCACCGAGGAGTCCTTTGTGCTCTCCCAAGTCCTCCGTGATGCGCTCCTCCAGCCAGTCTGCGAGTTTGCCCGTGACCTCGTGTAGCAGGTCATCGTCGGCTGGCATCAACTCCTCGGCAATCTCGTCTGCCTGTTCCGATACCCCGAGGCTGCCGCCCGCATAGCCGTCGTTGTCAATCCAAAGACTGACCAGCCAGGTTTCTTTGTTCGTCCATCCGTTGTAGGTCGTGTCCTGTTCCGTCATCTTGTCCTCCTCTCTCTGCTTACGCCATCGAGCCCAGTGCTAGGAATAGCACCATCGCGATTGCCCAAACTGCTACTGCTAGTGCCTCTGCGAGCGTTGTCACTTTGCGCCTCCCTTCTTTGCCTTCTTGCTCTTTGTAGGCCCACCTGCCCCGGTCATAAACTCCTGCGCAATGCGGCGCTCCAGCGCCGCTGCGATTCTCTGCCCCAGGTCGCTGTCCTCGGACAGAATCTGGAGATGCGGAATGTTCGTGTCCAAGAGTGCGAACTTCTTTGGCTTGCTCACTTTGCCTCCTCCTTCACTTGCTGGTACGAATAGATGACCGTGTTCACTCGCTCCTTCTCGCAAAGGATGCAAAGTGGCGTGTCGGGCAACTTCGTGAAGTGCTTAGGGTTTGCGCCGTGCTTGAATGCCTTGTCCATATGGTCAAAGCACACCACGCGCCCGTCCCTGTATTGCCAGCGTGGCTCCTGCCATCGAACGGGCGCGCCATCCGCGTGACCCTTCGCGCCGCTCATTATCGCGCCGCCTTGCGTGTGCAGGACTTAACTGTTGCCCAGGAGAGCGCGTGCTTTTCATCTCGTGGAGCGTCACCGTTGTCGCTGTATCCGCCGTAAACATTTGCGATTGCCTGCGCTGCTTCGCTAACGCTTTGCGCGTCTGCGATGACGGTGCGCTTTGCGAGGTCTGCGCATTCCGATGCGTGAACTGCGAACATCTTGCCGTCTGTCGTGTGTTCGCTCGTGACCTTGAACTTGCTCATCTGTTTCTCCTCTTAGCAGCCCCACCGTCTGGTGGAGTTCCTCCTGCTGAAACGCATTCTATCCGTTTCTTGGGGTTGCTGTCTACACCCTATTTTGAGCACGAAACAGGGGTGCCCCCAGCCTGGGAGGAGGTCCAGGCTGGGGGGTTGCAGCACCGCTAGGGTGCTGCTGCGTCATCCTCCTCGGAGGCTGCCATCAGGAACTTCAGGCAGCGTGTGCAAACACTATTGGACGCAACGAGAGTGCGCCGTGGATTGACCACCACGGGCTCCTCGTTGAATCGCCAGACGCGGTTCAGTCCACCGCACACCGAGCAGTATCCGAACAGCGACTGGTCCGGGGTGTCTAGGTCGTGAGGCAAGGCAGCACGCGGAGGTCATCCCATCCGAATGGGCCCACCGTGAGTGTCAGGAGCCCCGCAGGTGCGACTACGCCAGCCTGCTCGGTGAACCACTGACTGCCGCCATCGAGCGCTGGCGCTTGGAAGTGCGTGCGACTCCCTGACTGCTTTACCACCAGATGGTGGTAGTGCCCCGTCAGGAGGATGTCCGCATCACCAATCGGCTGGAGCCCGAATGCCTGCTTGCCCCACCACGATTCTGCGGAGCCCCTCACCTGATGCCCGTGTGCGAGTCCAACGATGGTTCCGTTCACATCCAGCGTCAGCGTCAGTTCATTCTTTGGGAATACAAAACTGATGTGGTCATAGTCCGGGTTGGCGCGAATAATCTCAGCCACCTGTTCCATCACCGCAACATCGTCGTTGTCACCAAAGGTCGTGTACGCCTTGCCGCTCTGCCTATTCTCCCCGTGGTTGCCTGGTACTGCTGCGACAATAATGCGAGGCGCGAATGTTGCCCAGCGCGTGAGCGCCTTCACCAGAATGCGGCGCAGCACTGTGGTCTGCTCTCTCCTGTCCAAGTCAGCCTGGAATGCTTGCATCGCATAGTGCCCCGAGCAGGACTCAAACAAGTCACCGAGCCCTACGACAACCATCTTGTCAAGTGGGCGTCCCAACTTGCGCAACTCGTGCCAGCGCTGTTCCACCTCGTTAATGCCTGACAAGAATCGGGTGACGATACCAGCGGAGCCTCCGCCCTCACCCTTGCCCATCTGGAAGTCGGAGAGCGCGACAATCATTGCCATCTCGCCGTCCAGCGTCGCAACCTTCTTTGGCTTGTGACGCTTAATCTCCTCCATCAGCGCGGCGAAGTCAGCGCCCAAAGGTGCACGCTTCTGCACCACCTTGCCCTTCCACTGCCGATTCAGGATGCCGCCAGGGTCACCCCACACATTAAACAGGACGGGCTCCACGACTGCAAACTGCGCCGGGTCAAGTCCCCAGACTTTCAGGATGGCATCCCAGTCTGGTGCGTTGTCGGCTGGCATCGCCGTGGAGGTGATAGTGCCCTGCTTGCCGTCCCACGACACGCCAGGCTCCCAGCCCTCGGGGTGCTCTCGTTTGGGCCTCTTAGCGCTTTCAATCTCTTGCTGTACTGCGAGAATCTCGCGCAACTCTTTGTTCATCGTGAGCACCCGCAGTCACCGCGTCGGTGTCGGTTCACATTGAACTGGCGCCAATCGATGCCCTTGCCCGAGAGCCAAACCTCAACCGCCTTGCCCGTGATGTCCCTGCGCTCCAGCGCAGCGTCCAGCGCAGACTTATCCGAGGCGCTCAGCCCCAGGAGTTGATACTTGCAAGGTGGACCCTTGCGCACCTTTGTGTCCATCTCTCCTCCTCTGCGCGGGCTGACTACTGCCCGCTCACCTCATCGTCAGGGATGGCTCCGCGCCTGTCAAGCCCCTAGTTTGTTCCGATACACGGCAGCCTCAACCGCGTTGCCGATTGCCTCCTCATCCAGGCGGATGCCACGCTTGGCGCACTCAGCGCGCACGAGCGCAATAGCGGCTGCCTTCTTGTCCTCTCCTGCCTTGCTCTTGAGCGTCTGCTCCACCGAGGCAACCGTGGCTGCGGCAATGCGCTCCAGCATCGCGTAGTGCTCCGCCGCCATCCGTGCCTTCAGGTATCCGATGACCGCATTGGCAAGCCAGCCCAGGGCTCCGATGACCACTGGCACGAGCGCCACGATGAGTGCGTTGATGAGGTCGCTGACGAATGGGTCCACTGCTATGCCTCCTTGCGGCTGACAACTATCATTGCGGGTGGCGTGGAGAATCCAGCCTGCCCCTTTGAGTCACGGAGCGTCCTGACCTGCTCCGGGGTTGCGGAGCGCCCAGGCTTGCCCTCCTGCATTGTAGGACATGCATACTGCCAGCCTGTGCCGTCGTGCGCCAATACAACCCAATGCCCGTATGACGCCAGCGGCTGCTTGCGCCAATAGTCGCGTTGCCACTTGGAGCGCAGCGGCTCATCGACTGAGCGCTGACTTGCCTGGATGTTGAGGATGAGCGCCGCGCCGCCCTTGACCTCGTTGCTGGCTTGGCTCCAGTCATACACGATGCGTGCCTTCAGCCCGAGAATCTTGGCGGCATCTCGGACTTGGGCCGCGCTCGTGCCCTCTGCTCCGGTCGCTGTGTCGCGCCTACCTGCCTGCTCACACGCCTTGTGCGCCTGTTTCGTGGATGTATTCACGCCCAGATAGGTGGCAGCCGTGGCAACGCTTGCTGGTCCGCAGTCATCCATCGCCTTGACTCCGAGGCGCTCCGCCAGCCCTAACTGAGAGCGCACGACAAGGCTCACTTGCCCTGCCCCTGCATCCACGCCAAGAGCCCACCGAGCCCGCTCACGCCCAGGAGCGCAATCACGAACTTTGCCAGCCGATACGCGCCACGGGACTCCGCCAACTCAACCTTAATGTCGGCAAGGTCACGCTCAATGCGGTCCAGGCGCTTGAGAATCTCCGTGCTTTGGCTTGCGGTCATTATGCTTCAGGCTCCGGCTCAGGCAGCGGCTCTGGCTGCGGTTCGCCAAGCATAGCAACTGGCTCCTCAATCACCTCGCTCGTGCTGTCAATAATCTCAGGCTGAGGTGGTGGATTGAACTCGCCGTCAGCGTAGGTGCCGCCAATCCAGACTGGGGTGTCTGCATACACCTCAATGATGGCCACCGCGCCGAACAACGCAGCATAGTCGCGCAGAAACTGCGCTTGCGCGGCTGCATCCAGCGTGCCAATAATGACTTGCACCACGATGCCGTCAGAGTTGATAAATGCGTATCGTTTATGCGACATACATCACCGTAATGAATCCGTCGGAGCCGTTGCCAGCAGTTCCTGTGATTGTGAATCTTGATTCAGTTCTATTCACTCGGACACCGCCGCCACCACCACCGCCGCCTCCGCCGCCAAATCGTCCATCACCGCCGCTCCCAGCCGTCCACGTTCCTGCGGTGACAGTGCCGCTTGTTCTTACCCACTGCGCCCTGCCGCCACCTCCGCCGCCAGCAGTTGCAGTTCCAGTGTTTAGGGCGTAGATGCTGATGTCGTTGATGTTAGTGTCTATACCATCACCAGCCGCGCCTCCGCCGGAATAACTTGAACCCCCACCAGCCTTCACGCCAGTTGTCCCAGCCGTGAATGACACGCTCCCAGCACCACTAAACGTAAATGAATAGGATGGCGTCCCACCACTAAGCCCACCAGTTGATGGGAGCGTATAACTCAGACCATTTGCAGAAAAGGCCATCGCGGCGCTCGTACCAGCAGATGCGGAACCAGATAATCGTGCTGGCGCGCCACCACCAGGAGCAAGTTGCTGTAGACCGAAAACGGTGCTGGTCGCTGCTGCCCCAGCACTTCCACCGCCGCCAGTCACGGTACCGGATAGGATAGTCCCCCCGCCTCCACCGCCAGGAATGTTTAGATAGGAGCCAAATGTGGTTGCGCCGCCATTAGCACCGGCAATGGGGTTGATGGTTATTGAAGTTCCAACATAGTTGAAACTAGTTCCTCCCCCAGCGCCACCTGCACCAATCCCAACAGAAACGCTACCAACATCTGCAACATACAAATCCTTGATGATTGCCCACGCGCCTCCGCCGCCGCCGGAACCGCCAACCCCAGCACCATCCACTGTTGAAATGACCATTCTGCCACTTGCTCCGCCGCCTCCAGCACCGTATCCAGCGACAGCAACCAGATAATCAACTCCGGTTGGGCGCGTCCAAGTGCCGCTGCTTGTGAATGTTTCCGCGATGAGCAGTCCGCCACCGCCACCAGCGGCTGCGCTTGAGGTTTGCAGCAGAAGACTGTTGATGTGAACTTTGACAGTGCTAGTCACGGCTGCCGTCGTAGTCAGCGCAAAGGTCAAGTCGACATACTGAGCCGATGCGTCAACGATGGCCGTTCCAGCGGTGGTGAACCCGCTGAGTGAGGTCCAGGTCGCATTATCAGCCGCCGTGCCGATGGTGTATGAACTCAGGCTGTTTCCAGCAGCGTCAAAGTATTCAGCGCCGAGCGTCATTGCCCACTGAGTCGTGCCCGAGTATGAGTTGACCTTCTCAAGACTTGCCAGGGCTTTTTGTCGCAGGTCAAAGTTTGAGTCGTTGAGCAGGTAGGAGCGAGTCTTGATGGTGATTGAATCGCTGGCTGACCCTGCGGTCGGGTCAATCTCAAGCGCCCAGGTCTGGGTCGTTTCGTCAAAGACAGTGGTTGGCACGATGCGCCCTTCGCTCAAGTCCTCAACGCTCCAGTAAGGCAGCGCATTGGCGTTGTCTACGATTGGAGCGGATGGGTCAGGCGGCAGGATGTTGAAGGATGGATTGGGCAGGAAGTAGAGCGCCTGCGAGCGCGCCGCAATGCCGAGCGGCGAAGCACCGAAGTCGGTGTCTGCCGTGACGATTGGATTGCCGTTATCGTCAAAGACTCCGCCTGAGTTATTTGCTACGAAGTCGCCATCTGAACCGATGCGAGGCACTACTTTCCACCCCCCTTGATGATGTTGCCGAGGTCATTTGGACTGCGCCGATTGAATGTGATTGTAATAATCTGCGTGAAACTGCCAGGCTCCAGCGTCCAGTCTACCTGCTCGATGCGATACAAGCCAGACAGCCCGAGTTCAGCGCTCACGATGCTGACCCATTGCCCAGGCTCCCACCGCTTCTGGAGCGCATAGGTGCTTGCGCCGGTCTGATAATAGCCAGCCGAGAAGCCGAGATTGTTATGGGCCGCCGTTCCTGCTCCGCGCAGCACGAATGTCCCTGTGAGGAGTGGCTTGTGACGCTCAAGGAAGTACGACTTCGCCGCACGCACAACCTGCGCTGACGGACTCGCGGCAGCCGTCGGATAGTCCACGGCATCGTCAAAGATTGGCGCGTTCTTGCGCTCGGTATACCCAACGCCGGTGTAGTTCAGCACCTTCGTGACGCTCTGTCCGCTCTGCGCGCTGACTTGAAATAGTGCTTGCTTGGTGGTCTGATGGTCATAACTCAGGCTGAGGCTGTATGGGTAGATGGTGGCCGCACCTGTGGTGGTGTCTGGCGTTGCCGTTCCAGTCGTGATGATTTTGTATGGAGCCGTCGCGTAGGTTGGCTGCGCTGTCGCATCAACAAGGCCGTAGTTCAGCCTGCGCGATAGGTCAATGAAGTAGCGGCGCTGCTTCGTATCCTGACCACCATAGACTTCAACAATCGAGTCAAGCACTGAGCGCAGCGTTCCAACTGGGATTGCGATGCCAGCATCATTTGCAGCATCTACCGCCGAGACAATCTTTGTCGTTGTTCCAGTTGCAAGCAGCCGTTGAACAGCTGGCACCTTGGTCTTGTATGAGTTTACAATGCGCAGCACCTTTCGCACGGCATCTCCCTCGTCCTCTCCACCTGTAATCGGGATGACTGTCTGCGATTGCGTTCCTCCAACTGGAGTGATGGTGGCCACGCCGCGAATCTCTCCTCCGCTGAATGTCTGAACGTTGTCCAGCGCGCTGCTCAACTTGACTTGAAGAACGGTGTTGCTCACCTTTGTCACGCTTGAACCTGTGAATACCGTGTTGATTTGATTCTCTGCCTTCGCGCTCGTTGCGCTCACGCCACGAATCTCAACGGTGTCACCGCTGCTCAATCCGTGCGACGCGCCGCTCGTGATTTGGATTTGCACCAACTGCTTGCTCTTTGACTTGAGCGCAATCGAGGTGATAGTGCGCCAGTTATCTCCCTCTGCGTTGCTGCCTGAGTTGGCGTAGGTGAACTGGTCATCCGCAGGCGTGCCGTTGATGGTGAAGGTTCCATTGAACGAGGTTCCCGCGCCACCAATGACACCAGCAATCTTGACCTGCTGCCCGATAGCATAGCCGTGGTCGGTGCTCGTCGTGACTGTAGTCGTGTTGCTCACGCGGTCAAAGCCACCTTCTCCCTCTGGCGAGCGTGATTGCACTGGCTGACCAAAGACGACCAACTTGTCAAGGATGGTGTTGACATCCTCAAGGCTGACATCAGCAATCGTGCCTTGCCCTGAGCCGTTAAGTTGCGCCGAGATGTCCGCAATAATGCCGATGAAGTACAGGTCGGCATCGGTCGGGGTTGTTCCAGTGTCTACTTTGTAAAGCCTGACGCGAGCCTGGTCTGGGATGAGGCTGAACCACGGGCCATCACTTGGCGTGTCGTCCTGACGAATCTGCAGCGCCATCCTCGTTGCCTGACCATCTCCTGCCGCAGACAGATTGAGTGAATCCGTCTGAACATAAAGCGCAGCCTGCCTGTTTTCGCTCGTATAGTTTAGTAGAGGATTCAGCACATCTTGGCTAATGCAGGCACTTCCAATCGTTCCAGTCCCTGCGTTGCCTGCTGAGGTGTAGGTGAACGCGCTGCCACTTGTCACGGTGACGGCATAAACGCCATTCATTGAAGTGCCAGCGGAGCCAGTTGCCGCTTCCATTTGGATGTACGCGCCTGTTGTTAGTCCGTGTGGACTAGCCGTTGTGACCGTGACCGTGCTACTCGTACGACTTGCCGAGGCGATTTGCGGCAGGTCAATCCATAGTTGGAATGGAGCCGTTGCCATTTATCTGTTTCGTCCGGTGTTTCTCGTTGCAGTTGCAGTTCGTGCCGCTGCACCATACTTGTAGGCAAGTTCGGATTGTGCCTTTGTACCAATCGTCAGGCTGACCGGGGCAACGCCATAGCCGCTCGTGTATCCGCCTCCGCCCATCGAGCCTCCTCCGCCAGTTCCAGCGCCAAGCCCGTACACCGTACTGCCCGATGCGGCAGCCTGTGCCGCAGCCTGCTTCGCCTGCGCCTCTGGCGTGCTGACTTTATTAAGCGCATTGACTACGGCAGTGATGTTGTCAATGAGCCACTTGAGCGCATCAAAGAATGGCTTGGCAATTGCAAATGCAACCTTGATTGCCTCACCTAGCATCTTGAAGGCAAAGGCAAGTGCACCCTCACCGTCACCCCAGAGTGCGCCGATGAGGTCAGTCACCGCGCCGAATACTCCGCCCACCGCGTCAACGACTTCGCCAAAGGCAGGCGCAAGGTCATCAAGCAATGGGCCCACAACCTTGCCGATTGAGTCGGCAACTCCGCCCTTGCCAGCGAATGCGTCTGCCACTCCAAAGATGATGTCGCCAAGAGTGTCAAGCGCCGGGGTCACCATCGGCAGAATCTTGTCGGTCAAGAATCCGAGTGCCTCGTTGACGGCTGGCAGGAACTTCGCGCCGAATGCCTCAAACTTCTCGTTGAGGTCAATCTGCGCTGCCTCAAACTTACCAGCGGTGCTGTTCGCAATCTCCTCCGCCACGCCTTGATACTTCTCGTTAGCGGCAGTCAAGATGTCCTGCAACTTCGCGCCCTTCTTGACTTCAATGCCGAGCGTCTGCAATCCACGAGTGCTTCCCTGCGCGCCCTTGCCGAGTGCCAACATCACGGAGGCGAGTGGCTTGCCCGTAGCGGCAGAGATGTTGGCGGCAACTGCGTTTGCCTTGAGCAGCGCATTCTGATTCTTGAAGAATCGGCTGCCCACCTCAAGCCCATCGCGCACCTCATCGTCTGTGATGCCAAGGCGCTGCATCGCCTTGATTTGCTCGTCCACCTTTGGCCCGAGTTGGTCCAGGTTGTATCCGCGTGCTTTCAGCGCCGCGTTGAGCCTGATTGTTGCCTTCTCATCCTCCGCTGCGCTCTTAATAGCCGCGAGCGTGAATCCCGCAATAGCAGTCACGGCTGTTGCCGCAGCCGCCCCAATCGCCTTGAATGCGCTAATAGCGTTTGACTTCATTGAGCCAAAGGACTTGCCTACGCCCTTGAGCACCTTGCTTGCGGCATCTTTGGCAACAACCGCAAATACTGCCTGACCATTTGCCGATACCATCAGTGACTACCTCCGCCTGAATCGGGTGAGTTTATGTCTGAACACACTATCATTGAAGTATCTCTCCACCGTGGCATAGAATGCGTCCATCATCTTGGCCCGGTTTGTAGGATTCTCCGCCGTCTGCGTCACGAATGGGCGCGCCTGCACAGTCGCACTTCCGCCCTTCTGAACCAGCGACTTGCCCGCTGCGACATCCGCCCAACTGATGCCCTTCACCGCCTTGTTCGTGCCGAGGCGTGTCCGATGCCCAGAGGTCACAAAGTATCTGTACCACGCGCCACGCGGGTCAGCACGATTGCGCCCAGGGCGTGGGCCCACCGTCGCAGACGGGCGTGAGAATCGCCCAGCCTTGGCGCCGATGGAGCGCTGGAGCCTCCCTGACTTAACGGGCGCTGCTGACTTCAGCGGGTTGACGAGAGTCCGAACCGCGTTGAGGGATGCGACTGCAAGCAGTTTGTTGTAGGCGCGTGGGTTGGAACCCTCAATGAATCCCAACTCAAATGCGCGCATCGAATCCTCTGGCACATACTTGACTTCAACGGTGCCCGGAGTTGATGCCACTATCTGCCTCCTTTGGGTTGCAGGTCAGCCATAAGCATAAATGTTCGCTGGAAGTCACCAGCATCCCATTCCATCACTTCGTGTGGTGGAATGCCAAACTCTTTGCCGATAAGGTGCGCCATTATCAGCGGGTGAGGCGAGATGGAGCGACCTGCCGCCAGCCTCTGTGCGTCAAGCCTCAGCGTGGGGGGAGTGCTGCCACTGCCTCCGACCACTTGCTGATGGCATCGCTCAGCGCGTCCATCGGTGCGTCCAACACCGAGGCTGCTGGTGCGCCGCTCTCGTCCAGGAAGTTGTGCTTGACGATGAGGCGCTCAACCGCTGCGAGTGAGCGCTCAACGCTGCCGCTCTGGAGTTCAATAAACACACGCGCTGGAATGCCGTCTGCCTTCATCGTTGCTGTCCAACCCTCGTATGGGCTGGACAGCACGATGTCGACTGTACGCGCTTGTACTTTTGCCTGACTCATCTTGCCTCCTCTGCTATTGCTTCAGACTTACGGCAACGCCGCCAAGTCGCTGTTCACCAAGATGCGCAATGACTTCGCCGTGACCGGGTCATACACGAGTGTGCCAGTGACGGCCATCGTGGTGAGCCCATCCTCAGCGCCAGCCATCTGCTGTACTTCAGTTGGCACAATCATCGCCATAATGTGCGCGCTGTATGTGCCGTTGCTCCAGGAGAGTCGCACGCCTCGTGGCGTCGCTGCCTGGTATGCGTCATACCACGAACTGACTGCCGAGGAGGTGCTGCTCACCGTCATCGTCAGGCTGCCCGTGAATGGGCCGCTCTCCGCGTGTGTGCTGAAACTTGTCGTGCCAGCCAAGTATGACTGGCGCAGGATACCTGCATTGAACTCCAGGCTGAAGTCAAGCAGATACTCATATGCCGTGCCGTCAGCAGTTCCTGGGAATGCCGTGCCGTGCTGGTAAGCATTCCACAAGCGCCCAGCCATAAATGGGCTGGTTGGCGTGCCCTCTGCGAGCGTCGCGCTGTTCTTTGCAATCGTCTGCGCGAACAGGTTTGCGCTCAGGTTCGTGAGCCCGCTGCGGTCTGCCGCAATCGTGATGGACTCCGCCAAGCAATAGTTGGCAACATACTGCTGTACGCCATCCGTGGCAACAAGGCTGTATGAAGTCGGGTTGTTTGCCGCCGTCATCGAGTAGTCATAGTCCCACTCGTATGGCGCAGCCGTACCAGCCACGGTGTCAGTCTTTGTCATTGACAACCAGATTGGCAACTCACCTACGCTGATGGCTGGAACTGTTGCGCTGAGCGTTGGCTCAACGCTGACGATAGTTCCCGTTGTTGCGATGAGTGGATTGCGGAGCGCCACGCTGCGCTCTGCTCCCAACTCAATCGTCGTGCCGTTGGTGATGACTCCTGTAGGGGTCACCAGCATCTTGCGCCCACCGCTTGTTAGGGTTGGCGTAGTGCCTGGGGTGGCCTCCTTGAATGCCACCAGTTTGCTGAACAAAACATTGCCTGCGCTGGCTGCTGGCATCAGTCATTCTCCTTGTCATCTGCTTGCGCCGCTGGTGCGGCATTGTTTACCCGCTCTGCAATCCCTGAGGCAATCCACGCTTCTGCTAGGACTGCTGGTGCGTTGATGATACTCCCATCAGTTGGGAGCCCACCCACGAACTCGCCCGCTGGCAGGGAGCCCGGAACATACCTGACTGCAATACGGCTGACGATGTTGTAGTTGACTTGCTTACGCGCTGGCATTAATAGCCTCCACTGATGACACTTGAATCTCTGCGCTGATAGTCAGGTACTCCTGGTCAGCCCAAACATCTGTTCCGATTGTAGTGCTAACAACGCTTGCCTGCGCAACCGCGTCCGTGCCGTTAAGGGTCACCCCGTCAATCAACGAGTCCCGCAACCAAGTCCGCCACGCCATCAAGTCCTGATACTTGCGCGCCAGGTCAGCCTGTGGCTGGATGTAAATGGTTGCCGTGAGGGTCAGCGTGACTTGTCGATTGGCTGCGCCGTAGGCAACCGCATCACCCGCTGGAATAATCACGCACGCTGGCACGACTGGGAGGTTGTCGGGAGGATAGGCGTGCACCGCGCGCAGGGCGTATCCGCTTGGAGAACTCTTTGCGAGGAGGTGGGCCGCTAGTCCAGAGATGATGGTGGCGTCGTTGAAACTCATCGCGCCAAGCCTTCACGCTTACGATACTGCTCAAGCAGAACCTGCGCCTCTGGATGTAGCGCTCGCGTCTGGCGGAGGATGCCGCCCAAGTCTTGCGAGCCGATAACACCAAACGGTGAGGTGCGCGATGACCAGACTGCGCCAGCCTGAATGATTGCCGCTTGCTTAACTGCGGTTGGAACTGCTGGCCATCCGAATACGCCAACAACCTTCACGCCCAGATACACGCCCGCAGGGAATGCGCGCGGAGCAGCAGTGCTCGTGTCAATCTCGGTGTACGGCCAGCCATCGAGTGCCGCGTTGCGAGGAGCCAGGACGAAGTCCGTGCCCGCTGTCCAGGTTGTTTCATACACGCCGTCTGCGTTGTCATCTGTCTGAAGTGTCGTGACGCTCACGAGGTCATCGGTGAGGACATACGACCACTCACTTGCCGTGTAGTAGCGCGTTTCAGTCGCAGTTCCAAACCCCTGCCTCCGGTCTGTGTAGTTGTCAATCAGCGCATCGGTTGCGTCCAGGACGGATTGCAGCGCCGTATCGTCAGTGGTGTCGGCAGTGCCAATCCCGATGGCACTCTTGAACTCGGCAAGCGTTGCGTATGACATCAAATGCCTCCAGTTTGTAGGACATAGACTTTTTGCAGTGACCCGTCAGATGATACCCCATACACCTTCGCACCTTCAGGCAGATACATCTGAAACTCGTCACCCTTCGTCAGCAAGAATCCGTTGGCTGCGGTCACATCGTTGTTGCCAACGAGGACATCCTTGCTGTTGCTGCCGTCTGCGTGAATGTGTAGTTGCGAGCCTCCGCCGTTGCCCACCCCTAGCAGTACGGGCGTGCCGTCAACCTGGAACTGAGCGCTGCGGATGCGCCCACCCACTTCAGTCATTCTTGCCTCCTGGAGCCCCGCTGAGGCGCGTCCTGATGACGGTGGCTATCTCTATGCCCTCTGACCATTCTCGTGGCTCTCCGTTGCTCTGAGGGGCAAATGCGGAGGATTCTGGAAGCGCCTGCGCCAGCCCGTGGGCAAGGAGCGCTTGGGCCTCCTCCTCTGGCAAGTCGATGACGCCACCCCGAGGTGGCCAGCGCTTGCCGTCACGGCTGCCCGCAATGTGCTGCAACATTCTCACCAACATCTTGCCTCCTGAATAGTGCAGGGAGGCTGAGCCCAGCCCAGCCTCCCTGCGTGTCAACTAACTCTTTATGAGTTAGGCAACATTGGCGGACTTGAATGACTTGACTGCGCTTGCCTGGGCAAGACCAGTCGCGCCACGGACTTCCACCTTGTACGAAACAAGACCCGTGTTCCACGCAAACTCGCGTGAAACATCAACTCGCACGCCGCCAACAAGCGCCGTGTAGATTTGCCCGAGGTCACCGAACAGGATTGAACCTGCGGTGTCATCGGTGAGGTCAATAAGCGCTGCGGAATACACTGGCGCTCCGAGGAGTCGGTCAGGGTTGTTCGCATCGCCTGCGCGGAAGATTGGCTGACCCGTTGTATCAACGAGCCCGGTCACGACACCAAGCGTGGTGTCATTCATCAACCAACCAGCCTTTGGCGCTCGTCGGTACACCTGGTTTACAGATGCCTTCAACTTCGCAAGGTCGGTGTAGTTTGGATTGACCGTGGTGCCCGAGCCCGTCACGCCAGCACCTGCGGCAGCGGCAATCGCCGTACCAGCAAACGCACCGTGCGCAACTGCAACTTCTGCACCGCACTTGTCGGCAATCATCCCAGCCAGGTCAAACACCGCATCCTCAACAAGTTCCTCAGAAACCTGAATGATGGTTGCGTACTTGACTGGTGTGAGGGACAGCGCGCTGAGCGTGCCGTCGGACTCGGTGATGGTGCCAGCCTCAGCAACGCTACCTGCGGTGCCGAGAGCAGTGACTCGTGGGAACTGGATGTTGTTGCCGTTGGCAACACGCACCACAGTGATAATCCCTGGGTCAAGGAATGGGTTGAACTGAGCCGCAACAACATTCACGCGGTCAGCAATCGTGACCGGGTTGCCGAGTCCTGTGGACTTGGTGACATCGCGGAACTCAAACATCTTGCTGCCGCCGTTGCGCCCGAGAGCGCGCAGTTCAGCAACTTCATCGCTGTCTGACTTCTCAACCTTTGGAGCGATGACGGCAGCGAACTCTGCGCGCGCCGCATCAGCAGCGCTGCGAGCCTCAGCAGCATCCTTCTCCGAGCGAATGGCGGCAGCAATCGTGCTGGCCTCATTCGTGAGAGCCTCAAAGCGCACCTGCGCTTCGCCCTCAAGTGCGGCACCCTTCTCTGCGAGGTCAGCAACAATGCTGGTTGCCTCGGTGAGGAGTGATGCACGCTTTTCGTGCAACTTCTTTACATCAGCCACTTTGGGCCTCCTTGTCTACTCTTGTTTGTTTCTGCTCAACCCAGGTGGGATGGCTGCTGCGCGGGCTCACTCGATGGTGGCGGGGCGCTGCCTCGTGACCCTTCAGAGCGTTTCAGTGGTCAGTTGCTCAAGCACCAACTTCGCCTTGGCAACGCTGGGGTCAATCCCAGCACGCTTTGGCGCGAGTGTTTCGCGCACCTGGTCCACTACCTGGAGTTCATCCTCGGACAACTCTTTGGCTGCCTTGATGGACTCCAGCGTTGACATTAGGCGCTCAGCGTCAACGCCAATCTTGTCGGCGGACAACTTGCGCACAGCGGTGAGCCCTAGCGTCGCAGGGTAGGCAGGAGTCTGCCCAGCGCTCAGCACGCTCACCTCAAAGAGATTCACTTCACGAATGGTGCGCTGGTCACCAGCCCACTCATCGCCATTCTTTGGCACAGCAAACCCAAATGACATTCCCATTGCCGCAGCCTCGTGCGTCAACTTGCTGATGACGCTTGCAGCGTCCGGGTCAGCGGGGTCAAGTTTCGCCTCTACGCGGAGCCCGCGCTCATCCTCTTGCAAGGAGAGCCGCCCGCTGGCAGTCGTTGCCAGGGCGCGTGATTCGTCGTGCCCGAACAGGAATGAGATGACCTTGTTGCCAGCGACTGCTCGGCTGAGCGTGCGCTTGAATGCGCCAGGAGCGATGACCTCGGTGAATGGGAGACCAGCAGACGGCTGGTTAAACAGCGCCGCGTATCCCGTGAATGTCTTTTGTCCAGACTCATCCTCAGTCACGCTGAAGTCACCCATTGGCAGTGCGCGTGTTTCCAACTCTTTCACATCAAACCTCTCTGCTGTGGCATTGATAATGCCGTCTGCCCATCGTACAACGCGGTCAGCGCTCTGCCCATCAGTTGGGTCCACGCCCCACAGGTATGCGGCCACCGCGCCCGGTCCAGGGAAGTCCTCGTTGTCAGGGTCGCTGTTGCGTGGCACATTCTCCCAATCGATGCGGTGGCGGAGAATCCAGGCGCGCATTCGCATCACCTTCTCATCCTCAACCTTGCCTGCACGAAGTTGTCGCGCCTCCTCCACGGTCGCAGGCTTGAGCCCGTCACCGCTGAGTCCAGCCTCGTGATACTGCAAGCCACGAGCAGCGGCATCCTGGATGTACTGCGGAACATCCACGAGCACGCGCATCTCGTCATCTGTTTCGTCATCGGCAGTTAGTTCCATCGCCTCGTCTGGCGTGTATGCCTTAATGCCCATACCCTCTGCCGTGGCTCGTGCGTCAGCGTCGTTGTCGACAAGGAACTCCAACTCATCGCCATACTCCTCTTGCAACTTGCTGTACTTGTACCCCTTGAATGCTTCCGCAACCGCAGGGCTGCTCTGCTCGTTGAAGTCCTGCAAGTGAATCTCCGAGAATGGCACGCTGTTGTCGCGCAGCCACTTCTCTGTTTCGTCAAGCCTGCGGATTGGTCGTGCGCTTACAACGATGACCTCGTCACCGCTATCTTGCACATAGGACTTCAGCCAATCGATGTATGGCTGGTTTGGCGTATCGCCGCTTGTTGTGAGCGTGCCGTCAATGTCAGTGATGATGTACGACATTATGGTTGTGGCTCCTGTCCTATTGTGCCGATGTTTAGTGGCTTCCAGTATTCATCGCCGTCTGGTCCAATCCCTGTCCTATCCTCCAGGGCGCGCACCTCGTTGATGCTCAGGAACCCGTTGTTCAGCGCCGTCGCGTAGGAGTTGTAGCGCTCCTGCGTTGTTGCGCGGAGGAGCCCGTCAACATTGAACTTCAGGAATGTGCGCTCAGCGCCTGGAACCAGCCGTTGGAATGCCGCCTCAAGTCGCGCTACGAGTGGGCCCAATCCGAGGCGGAGCCATTCGATGCTGATGACTTCCACGCTGGCGTATGACGAGTTGCCTCCAGGATACTGGAGCAGGTGCAGCGGCACGCCGTAGATGCGCGCGATTGCCTCAACGCCATAGTGCATTGTCTCCACGAGTTGCAGGTCAGCAATCTTGACGCTCATCTGCGAGTAGTCAGCGCCGCCCGTCAGGACTGCTACGCGCCACGCCCGGTCCACGCCCTCGTGCCTGCGCGCAAAACTATCTCGGAGCGTCTGCGCTTGTTCCTGCGTCAACTCTCCTGGAACCTTGACCACGCCGCCCACCGTTGCGCCCTGCTCATAGAACTTAGCGCCAAAGAGTTGCGTCGCAGAGGCAAGTCCAAGCGTGACGCGGTGGTGCTCTACGGGATTCAGTCCACGCTGATTCTCTCCTGTCGCAAACAGCGGGATGTGCACGATGGAGTCAGCACCGAGTGTCGATGTGCCCTCTCGCGTGGTCACCTTGTATACGGGCTCACCCATTGGTCCAGAGAGAATCTCCACCTTCTGCGGGTCAAGCACTCGTGTTTCAACGACATTGTCGGAGGAGTCGCGTAGCGCCAGGATGAATGCGTTGCCGTCAAGTAGCAGGCTGCTGACCACTCGGTGCTTGAAGTCAAAGGATGTGCGGTTGGGATTGTTAGGCTCGGGAACATCCATCCATCGTGGTCGTGGTCGGTATGGTCTGCGCTGCCCATCCACCCTGATGTATGTATCCCACGGCAACGAGGCAATCGTGTCTGCATACAACTTGACGGCTGCATACAACGCGCCAATGCTTGTCGCATTCTCCTCGTTGATGTGAACCCCTGCTGTTTTTTGTGGCAAGTCGGATGGCCACCACGGTGATACCACTCGCTGCTCCTCGGTTTGTTCACGCCCCAGGATGCGGTCAATGATTCCCATCTGCTCTCCTTACAACTCAATCAACTGCACCGCAGCCGCAGGCTTGGGGCCCACCGCTGTGGAGAGTGTACCAGCACGACTGTGTGCCATTATCGCTGCCACGAATAAGTCAATGCGCTTGAGGCTATTCCGCGCCTCCTTGCGAACCATCAGCCCGTTGCGTGAATAGTATGGCGTGGCATTTCCTGCGTGCCGCGCAAGTCGTGGGTCACCGTCGTGCTTGATGCTCCCATTCACCACGGCATCATACATCGCGCTTGTTGCTGGCACCATACGGGATGGTGTCTGCGGGAACTCCACGACGGGCAAGCCCATCTGTTGCCACGCCTCCATCGAGCGCTGCCACCTAAACGGGTCGCAGACAATCTCGCGCACATCGTGGGACAAACAAATGCCAGTCATCGCAGCCTCCACCTCCTCTACTGGTACGCGCCAAGTGAGCGCATCGTCCAGTCCACGCTCCCAATGTCCTAGCACGAACAGCGCCTTGTCGCTGATACGACACGCCACGATTGCGGTGGAGTCGTTGCTGAATGAGCCGTCAAAGCCAATGACGATGGGGTCAGCCTTGTCCAGTTTAAGTGTCTTGTCCTCCAGCGCCTCCCAGGAGCCCTGCGGCAAGAATGACTCGCTGCTCGTCACCCAACGATTCAGGCGCTTGGTTTCATACTCGTCACGCGGCAAGGAGCGCGCAGCGGCGGCAAAGTCCTCTGGGTCAAGGAAGTCACCATAGGCTGGATTGGCTGCGGCTGCCGCCTCTGGTGTATTCCATTCGACATCCTCCGGCGCAGCAAACCACCTGAAGTAAAAAGTGGGGTCATCCACTTCGCCACTCTTGATGCGCTGCCCGTATTGCCAGAGGGTGTAGCAGAGGCTGAACTCTCCACGGCTGTTCATCTTGGCTCCAGCCGTTGAGATGCCGAGCACTAGCGGATTGCGTCGTGCGCCCGAGCCCAGGTTCACGGTTGCCCATAGTTTGTCATCGGGCTGAATGTGCACCTCGTCAAAGATGACGGTGCTGAAGTTGTACCCCTCTGCGCGTGAAGCATCGGCTGATAGCACGCGCAGCACGCTGCCTGTTTCTGGGTACTCAATCACATCCCTGAGGGTGTGAAGTTTGCGCGAGAGAATCGGGTCAAGTTCCACCATCCTGGCGCACTCTCGGAACACGATGCGCGCCTGAGCCCGGTCACCCGCAACGATGGCAACCTCAGCGCCCACCTCGGTGAACAACGAATACAACGCAATGCCCGATGCCAGGATGCTCTTGCCATTCTTGCGTGGCATCATCAGGAGCCCGCGCCGATACCTGCGCCGTCCATCCTTGCGCAACTCAAAGATGTCGTTGAGAATCTCCTTCTGCCACGGGCGCAGTTGCATTAACTGACCAGCGCCGTCACCTTTGCTTAATCGGCAGAATGATTCTATGAACTCCGCAACCAGTGGCCCCTCTGACTTAGGCGCGGCGCGCCGCCTTGATGATGGCTTCAAGTTTGGCTGTGGCGCTGTTTGCTTGTCCATCGATGTCTCCTCTCAAACCAACTCGTGCCGCTGGAGTCAGCCCTAACTCACGCGCATACTTCTTGACGGCATCTGCGTTGTCCCGAACAATCTGGTGGAGTGGATTCTTGACGAACTCTCCGCCACGCCCCTTGATGAGTGGGCCAGTCTTGTTCAGCATACTCTCTGCCTCCAGGTAGCGTGCGAGCGCCTCACAGTACAACCGCAGTAAGTCCTTGTCTGCTGAGGTCAGGACACCCGTTGGGCCCAATGCGTCAATGACCCTCTCCCAGATAGCACGAGCATCGTCACGCAGGTCAGGCGGAGGCGTAAGTAGGCCACCTGCTGGGATTGGCTCGGCATAGTTGATGACGCTCGGGCGTGTTTCGCCAGCAAGAATCTTGAGCCTGGTTGGCTTTGGCGCTGGCCCTCGTGTGCCCATCGCTCACTCTCCTTGCTTCTGTTCGTCATCCTCATAGCGCATCCCGTACTCGTTGGGCTCCGCTGGAATGCTGAGCCCTGGTTTGCGTCGCAACTTATTGCGCTTGAATGGAGTGTAGTCGACATAGTGATGCCATCTCCCAAAGCGCCAGACAATCTTTGACACATCTGGGTGTAAGTCCACCTGCATCTTGGACTTAGGCAGCGTGCCTTCTTTGGCGTAGAACTCTGCGGTGTTCCCACCCTTGACTGTCTGCGTGCGGAGTTTCATTTGCAGGAATGCGTTGAACTGTACCGTGCACCAACCATCTTTGAGCATTCGCAGGCTCAGGTCGGTGTCCTCGTTGTATCTGCCGCGCCACCGATACGGCACATCATTCCTGATGAGGTTGCACGAGTAGATGCGGGTGTTCAGGGCAAAGGGTGGCTGCTTGCTCTTGCGACTCGCAAACATAAAGTAGTTGGGCCCACTCATTGCCACATTGTCGTAGCGGTCAACGAAGTCCTCCATCGCAGCGAAGATGGCGCCAGTCTTGGCTGGCACCTTGAAGTTGCGGTTGAGCCTAAAGAATCCGTCAATGTTGTCATCCATCACCCAGTGGCTTGTTGCCCCGGACTTGATGGCGTGGTCCCACGCAAAGTTGCGCGCTGGACCTGGCCCCTTGCTCTTAGTCATTCCGAGGTCATCGCAGGGGTCATAATCAACCTGGTACTGCTTGTCAAGAACTAGCAGCGTCGCAGACGAGTCCACTTGCCGCGCATACTCATCGTGCTCCTGCTCCTCAACAACGATGTAGTGCGGCACGCCCATCTCGTGCAACGAGCGACTCGTCAGGCGAGAGTCTGCTCTGCCTTTGCTGACGATGTATAGCGGGTGCTTAGGATTTGTCATCGACATAACGCTTGGTGACCAGTCTGCCAATCTCTGCCTCTGGGAACCAGATGCTGCGAGTCTTGGGGGTCAGCGTTTGTCCAACCAACTTGGAGAATGCTTCCAAGTCCTCTGGCGTATTGAAGTGGACGATGACTTGCTTCCACGAAGTCTGGTCATCCTGCGTGAACTCTGGCATCCCAGCCCACTCTGCGAGGCGCTCGGTGGCTGACATTCCGCTGCCGTCGTTGCCGAGATTGCTGAGGACATTTGTCAACTCTGCCGAGTCCGTGGACACCTCCGCCAATAGTTCAGCGAGTTTCTCCTTGTCTGTTCCAGCGAGTGCAGCCAACGGGTCAAGCGTCGCAAGCACCAGCGCCTCCTCCTCTGGACTCAAGTCGACATACGCCACTGGGATTGTTGCGGCATCCTCTCTGAGCGCAAGGCTGACGCGCATATGCCCGTCCACCAGATGACCCGTCCTGCGGTTGACGATGACTGACTGCACCCAGCCCACCTGGTCTAGTACGCCTTTCATCGCATCCTGCTGTGCCTTTGGATGGATGCGCCAGTTCGCTGGGTTTGCGAGCAACTGGTCCGGAGCCTCCTCACCGTGTCCAACGATGCGTGACTTGAAGTCAATGCCTGACATTATTCCCTCCTGCTTTGGGCCCACTGCTCGGGCTCGTCTGATGGTAGCACCAACCAGAACCCATCGCAAAACCAAAACCAAACAACCTCTCCGCGTGTACGCGGGACA